TGAGGAAGCGCACTACCAACTTCTCTCGTAACGCCGTTCTTGACATCCTTGCCCCAGATAATACCTTTAGTCTCAAAGCGAATACGCTGTGCATCTTGCTTAGACATTACACCAGAGTCAACTTTAAGTGTTCCGTTTACCATTTCACAGTTCTCATCAATATCCATCTTTCTCTTATCAATTCCACGCTGGAGTTCAGCTGACAAGGTAATCATGTCAGTGCGCCCAATAGGAGAGTTCTCGTTGTTAAAGATTGTCGCAAAGATATACGGCTTACGAGGCGTATCAAAAAAGTTGTAGTAGTAAGGCTTGTAGTTTGTAGGAGTGTCTTCGTAGCCTTCATTTACTTCCTCCTCACCAGAAAACATACTCTTAACACCGTCTATTGCCTTAGCGATCATGCCTTTTTCTTCAACAACTACAGGCTGCCTATTGCCCTGGTCAAGCTTAATTGTCTGCATCATCTGTCTCTTTTCTTCTCCTTCTGCCTCATTTAGCTGAGCTTCTTCTTCCTCAGTAACATAGATACCGTCCCAATCCCAATAAGGGTTTTTAATACAATCTAGGATGATATTCTCTAGCTTAAATACAACATAGTCACTAATCCACGCTTCTTTGTACTTTACGTCCGGGTTCTTTATGTAAAGCTGCTCTTCATTAGTGATACCGAACTTCGCCATAAGTTCTTTCTTCTTACCTGGGAAACGCTCTACGAGAGCACAAAGATTGTCTTCGATCTCTTCGATAATAAACTCAGTTTCTTGTTCCTTCTTAGCGTACTTGCCAAAACGTATCTTGTTAGGGTCTACAGAACGAAAGTCAAAGTCGTTTATGGCAGGGTTCCAAAATGGCTTTATAACTATCATTCGAGAGAAGTATAAATTGCGTAACCCCATTCTAAGCGTCTCCTTTGTGTTGAGATCGAGATACTTCTTCCTAAAATACTTCTCTAGCTTCCTTGCAAAGTCTTGTGAAGCCTCAGTCTGTCTACCTGGGAGCACATTCACTCCAGGAGGGTTAGCAATAAGAGAGTTAATAACAGCTTCCATGTTCACGAACACTCTGTTAGCTTGGACTGTAGAGCCCTGCCTCTTATAAGGGATAGTCTGTAACCACGCCGACTTGTTCTCGTAAACACCCGTATTGACAGTAGTAATCCTCTTTATCTTGTCCCACACTTCGTATGACGAATTCCACCTTGATTCGACAAGCTGAATTTTTGATGTTTCACTTAAAGATTTTATGTCAACTTTCATTAAAAAAATACAAAAGCGAACACCATTTACGATGTCCGCCTTTGTTAGGTTTGGAAACTTTATTTAGTTGTACCTTAATAATAACCCATAAGTAAACTTTCTGTCAATGAGTTATACACAGTTTACCGTTTATACACCACTTCGTTCTTAGAAATGTTCTGAACAACACCACCAGCGAAGTTTATAACACAGTTACCATACCCTATTTGAAGCGCACCACTTTTCTCCAAGGCCACAAACAACTCATAATGTTTCTGGAAAAGCAAGAACTGTTTCGCTTCTTCATCTGGTACAAAAATAGCTATTTTATCCATTTATTTCTTGAAAATAATCACTAATATCGTACACATTGTCGGCGTTAATTACAGGCTTTTCTTCTACATTTTCACCAAAAAACACCCCACTTCCAGCTCCTTGCATAGCTAAATAGGCGTAAAGATGGCTAAAAACATAGTGATCCACCCCTGTTGTAGACTCCCACACATACCTCTCAATACCCTTGTTATTAGTCACTTTTTCTCGTCTAAGCGTCTCAAAATGCTTGATAAACTCGTGAAATTCCTTGTCAGCCGGCACACCAATTAGATGTTTTGCCTCAATCATCTCTGTTAGCATTTGATCTAGTATTCTATCCCGATGAGAATAAACAATTCCCTTCTTATCATTCTCTCCCCACCACACAATCGTCTGAGGATTGTTGTTATTTTCCATGAAATACGACATCTGCATCCATGGATATGTTGAAACGTAGTGTTTTGCAGCCGTGTTGTCGGGCATTGCATCAATTACTCCAGCTTTTGGCTTCCAAACTCTGATTATGTCGTCCAATTCACTCCAAGCACTGAATCTCCCAAGCTTTATAGTCCCTTTTGCTGTTCTTATTTCATAATGCTTAATGTTTCCAACGTCAATACCTATGTATCTATCTCCAGTATCAAGCTCTTTTGGTGTCCATAGGTCTAGTATTGTAGTTCTTGTAACCGATAAGTCACCCGGGGAGTATGCAAGCCCAAGCACGAAGTTGTGAAAGTACCCAGGATCTCCTTTAGAGTCATCAATAATATCTTCAACAGGTATCCACGGGCACATCAAGTGCGAGATGTGATACCCGCTTACCTTGCTTCCGGGCTGTTGCGCTACCCACTCGCCGTCACGCCTTACATCGTCATCTATTTTAGCCTTGCAAGCACGACACTGATAGTGCTTTTCTTCAATATTTACAGAATCAGGCCACACAAGATGATGCTTATCTTGACAGTTAGGGCAAGTGATTTGCCACTCCTTTTGATCTGATTTCTGCCATGCTAAGTCTAGCTCATCACGTTCTCCTCCTGGGTTACTAAAGAGCCACCTTCCTTTGTACTGTGATGCTTTTACACGAGACTTGTATGTTTCAATAGCGTTTTGGTCAGAACGTGAAATCTCATCATGGATGAGAAGGTCAGCGGTAGTGGAGATAGCAGCAGTCTTACTGTTAGTTCCTTTAAAGAAAATAAACCTATCGTTTAACTCTTTACGCTCCACGTTGTCCGTTGCCATGCCTTTGAATTCGTGACTGTTTGCTTGAATGATCTTGTTAAACTTAGACGAGACGAACTCATTAACGTCTGAATCAGAAGACATCGTATATATGGTGTTAAAGTGTAAGTGCTTAATAGCAAACAGACTCTTTATTGAGAAGGTAACACTTTTACCAATTTGCGCGCATGCCGTTACTGCAATCTGTGGTGTCCAATCCGTTAGAATGTCTAAAAGAAAGGGCCTGTCAGAGAAGTCAAAAGGCTCACCTTTTTCGTTGACTAAACCACGTTCAACCACCCATTGAAGGATAGAATAATACTGCTTATCTTTCATCTTTAGAAGGTTCTTCCTCCTCCACAATAGCAACCTCTTTACTAACAAGTGATATAGCAATAGCAGTCGCCGACTCTAGCGCGAGACGAACAACTTTAAAAGGATCAATGATGCCAGCGTCGAACATGTCTACTACAACTTTGTTCTTGAAATCTATTCCCATATTCTTATCTAGGTCAACCATATTTGGAGCACTCCCCCAGTTAGCATTAGCTATCATTTGTGAGAATGGAGCACTAAGGGCTTCTTTAATCATTGGTTCACTTACTTTCTTTGACACGTTGTAGAGAGCTATTCCTCCACCTGGCAATATCCCTTCCTGAAGTGCTGCTTGAGATGAGTTAATAGCGTTCTGAAACTTCACTTTCTTGGCGTGAAACTCTGCATCTGTATACGCCCCAACACGCACAACACCAATACCACCAGTGAGTGCGGCTAGTCTATCCTCTAGCATTCCTCTCTCATACTCACTTGTTGTTGACTCAACCTTTGACTTGATGCTTGCTATACGTGACTCAAGAGCTTCTCCGCCTTTACCTCCAATGATAGTAGTAGAATCCTTAGTAACGACAACCTTTTCAGCATAACCACAGTACTTAACATCAGCTTCTGGCAGCTTGATACCTGTCTCCTCTGAGATAACAGTTGCTCCGGTTAGTGCTGCCATATCAAACAAGAAGTCTCTTGCCGGAGTTGCGCTGTAAGGATTACGAACACAAGCTATGTTAGCAATGTTATTTGATGCGTTATAAGCAAGAGTCCCAAGAGCTACAGAGTCAACATCATCGGCGATAAAGAGGATTGACTTACCAGTACCGATAGACTTTAGCAAAGGTAGTATCTGCTCGTTCTGACTAATCTTCCTGTCAACAAGGACGATGTGTACGTCTTCAAGTACAGACGACTCAGTTGCTGCATCAGTGATAAAGTAAGGAGAGATATATCCTCTATCAAAGCGAGCTCCCTTTACTACTTCGCTTGAGTAGCCGAGCTTTGCACCTTTCTCTACTGTTACAACACCGTTTACACCAACCTCTTTGATAATCTCTGCGATAATCTTTGACACTTCCGGATCAAGAGATGAAATGTTAGCTATCTTTTCAATGTCTTCTTCGGTAATGTCTCGCTTGATTTTAGATAGCTCCACCAAGACTTCACTAAGACCCCTTTCGAGCCGTTCTCTGACCTCTCGTATCCTAGAGCTATCATTTGCGATTTCCTTAAACGCTTCGGTAACGAGTGCTTGAGTGAGTACTGTTGTAGTTGCCGTACCATCTCCTCCTTCGACTGAGGTTCTGATTGCTGCTTTTCTAAGTTTTTGTAGTCCAAGTTGTTCATAAGGGTCTTTAAATTCTAGGTTTTTAAGTATTGTAACACCGTCATCTGACTCAAGTGGCTCAAGTCCTTTTACTTCAATAATTGACTCCATCCCAACTGCACCGAGAGTTGGTCTGACAGCATTAGCCGCTTTATCAATTCCTGATTTAATTCTTAAACGAGCTTCGTGCCCAAATAGTATTTCTTTTGACATAGTTATACAACAGCTAAAATATCAGTAATCTTAACAAACTTATCTTTCTCTATCTCGTGCGTGTCTGGTGAATACTTGGCAAAGATAACCACATCTCCAACTTCTAGTGCATAACTATCTACATAAGTAGGACAAGAAGGCAACTCCTTAACCTTCCCTTTATAAACAAAACAGTCTTGCACTTCTACTGTCTTAAAACCTTCTTCCTTAGCTTCTTCTATTTTTTCTACGAGAGCGTAGTTACTGTTTATTGATCTAAGCATTTTTCTTTGCATATAATAACTGATAATTCGTGTCCCCCGGCTGTACCGTGTCGTTAAAGTACAACCCCCTATCCCTTGCCAGTCTTTTAGACCTGGCCCAGAACCCGTCTTGATATTTATCTGTTATAAGACGAATACACCAATGTCCGTTAAAACACTTTGTCTTATAAAAAGCAATCCTCTGATTAGCACTCCAATCATACTCCACTTGCTTTATAGCCTGAGACTGGAACTCTTGCTTGCATGTAGGACAAACAAAGTCTGTCCTTGTTAATATAAGAGCGTCTCTTATTGTGCTTTCTCTGTCATCAGCATTTTTAGCCTTCTCACGATGATAGTTACGGTCATAGACACGCTTCTCTTGTCGCTCAATAAGATCTCTTATGTGATAGTGTTGCTCGACTTCTGGGCGAGGTGTGTGCTCGTATCTCATTTTCCAATTCCAAATATCCCTTTAATACCCTGTTCTTCCCTTTCAAACTCCTTAAACTCTTCCTCTGTTCCTTCAGAAAAGAACTCAGCTTGAACCTTTTCTTCCAGCTCTTTATCCTTAACAAGGATAGTCCTTTCACCTTCTGTTGAGGGAACAAAGCTTGCTAACTCCCATAGGTTTTTAATTCTCTTGAACATAAATATTTCCGTTTTTAAAAAGACAACTAATAGTAGTTAGAGCCTTTTGTCTTTCTTCTTCTGACAAAGAAGCTTCAAACATAGCCCACTCTCCTTTACTTAGAACTTTAATCATTTTTGTTTAGTAGTCTAGCTTTTATTTTATCTTCTAATAATTTTATATCAGCTTGCGTTTCAGGAGAGAAAAGAAAGTTGTACGTGTTACCGCCTTCTGACTTAGAAGCTTCGACAACACCGTAAATGTTAGTAGCGTGTTTTAGGCCTTTGTCAATAGCTGTGTAGTCTTCTTGACCCTTTTCGTTAGTTGCTGTAAGCAGAACACCAACTTTATCTGCTAAATAATCTTCTGTAATTCCTTTTGCAATTAAAGCTTCTTTCAAACTCTTCCTCTTGACTTCTATAGCTTCTTGTATTCTAGGTTTTGCTAAGTTTTCTACAGCTATAACCCCAGCAACTTTAGCATTTGCAACATCATAATGTTTTAGTGCTGACTGCGTTCCATTTTCTGTTTCGACGTAAGAATTAACAAAACCTCTTTCTTTCTTAGTCAACTTTCGGGGTTTCTCCGTTTTTGTCTGGTTCTCCTCCGTCATCTCTTTTTAGTAGTTGTATATTAGCGACCACCCCCATGTCTGCGTTGTGTTTCTCAAGCACAGCCTGGAGATCTTTTGTTAATGCCTCACCTTCTTCTTGCGTTAGCTCTCGCATAGTTCTATTAGTTTATCAATAATTTCCACTTCACCTAATTTTGGTTTGTACTCACTCTTTTCTAAAATACCATTTATAGGCAAATCAATAATCACTTGTTCATTTCCAAGTGTTTCAAGTTCACTATTTATTTCTTCTAATTTAGCAGGGTCAAAACGGTACTGGTCATCTCTAATGTCCGGGGTACCATCTTCTTTTTTGTCACAAAATGTTTCGTATATAAACGATCTTTCTTTATAAAAATTATCCAACTTAGGAGCAAGCTCTTTAAGAAAAGCATCTCTCTTACGAGACTCTGCAATACTTAACGAGTTTTCTGTTCCCTTTAACGTAGAAAATAGTATTTCCAAATATTGTTTTTTAACTTTCATTTTTTGATCGGTTACGAGCTTCTATCATTTTTAATGAGTGAGCCCTTTTTTCTTCTAACGTTTTGTTTCCCCACCGAGCTTTTGCCATCATTGACATATGCTCTTTTTTTTGTTGTTCTGTCTTACCTTCCCACTTTTGTTTGGAAGCAAGACTATATCGTGTTTTATCTTTCATAAATATTCCCTTACTAATCATAGCATTTTTACGTGTAATTAGCTACCTGTGGATAACTAGCTATAGACTTATAACATGCTATGGATTATACTATGACTATCCTAAAAGGATATTAAACATTATGCCATCAAACACATTGCTTATCAGTTTACTTATTACTTACGTTACCGGGATCTGGTATCACATACAAGTAGCACCAGTATTTACAATATCATTTGTAATAACCTCAATCTTAATTGCTTACCACTATGCACATAACTACTGAAACTAGAGAAGAAGTAGCAAAGCTTATAGCAAACGGCTACAACAAAGGTTTTGCCAAAGACGGAGAAGGAAACATTATTATCTGGGAACTAACATTAAAACTAGAACGATGACAACCATAATCACCAAAGCTGAGAACTTAACCATAGCTACACAAACTGACCTGGTAGAGGCTACTAACATCCTTTCTGACCTTAACCGCACCAAGGATGCAATTATAGAAGAAAAGGAGAAGGTAACACGCCCCCTCCTAGACGCACTAAACGCAGAACGTGCTAGATGGAAGCCTCGTGAACTACAACTAGACACCTTAATTACTAAGGTACGTACTGCAATGACAGTATTTCAAACTAACTTACTAGCAACTCAAAAGAAAGAACAAGATAAGATAGTAAGTAAACTAGAAGACGGGAAGATCAAACCAGAGACTGCTATCCGTAAGCTAGGAGAGTTGGACGCTGTAGACAAGAAGGTAGAGACAGAGTCTGGATCTATATCGTTTAAGACAGTAAAGAAATTTGAAATGGTATCACCACACGACGTGCCTGTAGAGTACCTACTCTTAAACGAAGTTAAAGTCCGTGAGGCTATGAAACAGAAAATAGAGTTAAAAGGAGTTAAATATTGGGAAGAGCAGGTCCCAATCAACTTACGCTAGCATTTTATGTGAAAAAACACCTCAAAAGGGGTGTTTTTTCGTTTTGTCCCAACCGAGGTAGGGCCAGGGTGCCAGAAAAGCCTTACGCTGTATAGAGTGTCCCATGGCCCAACCAAAAACGCGTCCAACATTTCTCTCTATCACTGTCACTACTACTATACTACTACTATAATATATATAATATATATAATAGGTAGGGACAGTAGGGACAATAACAAACCACCCTTAGTTTTCAACTACTTTTTGGGTGTCCCTACCTTTGCCACAAGGTTAGGCCAGAAGCCTTACAGGTTAGGCCAGTTAGGCCAATTTCTTTATCCACAGTATGTCTTTTGAGAGGTGTATGTTGTATGCTACAATTTATTACATGGATAAATTATCACAATATTTATATAGTGTAAGTTTGAACGGAGTAGTAACCATAGGTTGTGATAAACCTGTCCATGTTGCTGCTCCTTTTAAGTTTACAAAGTAATATTTTATGCAAACAACAACCTCCATGCTCACAAAAGCCTTGCAGTACGTGCTTGTGAGCGGGTATAGCATCATCCCTGTTGGCAAAGATAAAAGACCACTTCTTGCGTCTTGGAAAGAATATCAAGAGAGGTTCCCGACTGAAGACGAAGTAAAAGAGTGGTATAAAAAGTGGCCTACGGCAAATATAGGTATAGTAACCGGTAGGATCTCTGGTATAACAGTCGTGGATGTAGACTCTTATAAAGAAAACACGGCAACCGTTGCGAAGTTCCCTGAAACATTAACTGTAAAGACAGGAAACGGTGGTTTTCACTTGTACTACGAGTACACGCCGGGGCTAACAGTGTCTGCTAACGCCTATTCTGACCTTCCTGGGGTAGACATACGATCCGACGGTGGTTTTGTTGTTGCTCCACCCTCTGTTACGGCTTACATAAAGAATGGGGCTAAGTCTGGCGGTGAGTATACTTTTGTAGGTGTAAATCCTATTGCACCATTCCCCACCCACCTTATTTCTCCTAAGAAAGTAAAGCGGACGCTGTCTTCGACAATAGGTGTATCAACTGGAGGGAGGAATGACTCTATTGCATCTGTCATAGGAAAACTGCTACAGTCCGAATCTAACCCAGATAAGTTTTTAACTGAGGTGCTCCCCGCTGTTGAGCGTATAAACGAGACGTATTTACCCCCTCTTTCTCATAAGGAGCTATTAAACACGTTTAACTCTATCCTTAAAAAAGAAGTACAGAGACGCTCTGAGCTTATCCTTTCTCCTATTCAGCCGGAGGGGGCTGACCCTGTTTCTATACAGCTTGATAGGACAAAGTCAGGCACAGCCTACAACAATATGGCAAACGTTCTCAAGGTTTTACAGGGACACCCTTACTACAAGGGGACCATAAGGTACAATACGTTTAAGCAGGAGATCGAATACAACGGACAAGCGTTTGAGGAAGGGGATCTCGTTAAGATACAATACTTTATGCAAACAGACGCAGGACTTCACGGCATCTCTAAGGAGGCTGTATATGGGGCAGTGCAGCACTACGCTAATATGAACACCTACGACGAGGCGAGAGAGTGGGTAGAGAAGCTAGAGTGGGACGGAGTGGAGAGATTATCAACGTGGGTAACACAGGCGACGGGTGTTGTCGACACACCGTACCACCAGGGGGTTGGAGCACAGTGGATAACGGGAGCAGTGAGACGTATTGTAAATCCTGGAGCAACGTTTGACCATGTGCTCGTACTTGTTGGAGGCCAGGGGATTGGGAAGACATCGTTCTTCCGTATCTTAGGAGGCAAGTGGTATAAGAGTTATACCGGGGCGATGGACAATAAGGACTTCTGCCTTGCTCTTCGTGGGGCTCTTATTGTTGACCTTGATGAAGGGGCGGCGATGAATAGAGTGGACTCAATTAAACTAAAGTCAATCGTCACTGAAACACATGATGAGTTTAGAGCACCGTACGACAGAGTTATGAAGAAGTACCCACGTCGCTTTGTGTTCTCTATGTCAACAAATGACGCAGAACCGTTCCGTGACGTAACGGGGAACAGGAGGTACTGGACGATAGATGTGTCGCAGACGGTCAACTTCAAGTGGCTTGAGGAGAATAGAGATCAGATCTTTGCGGAGGCGTACCATTGTCTGAAAAATAAAATAAAGATACCAGAAGTACCTATAGAGGACGCTTTACAAAAGCAGCAAGAGCACATCGCAGAGGACGCATGGACGGAGAACATCTGTCGTTATATTGAGAGCCATAACGAGTATCAGAGCGGGTCAGATAACTTCGTTATTACAATCGCAGAGGTGTATACGGGTGTCTTTAAGGACGAGTCATTGTTGCGCCTTAACACTAACGTACAGATGCGCATATCAACTATCCTAAAGAACGAGCTAGGGCTTGAAAAGAAGCGTAAGCGTATTGATGGCAACCGGTTCTATATATGGATTATAGGAGAAGAAAAGAAGGAAGAGTTAAGGAGAAAGAACGCTTTACCAGAAAGGGCCATGATAGATCCGTTTACTAATTTTTAACTTATGAAAGAAAAAGTCATACAACTGTCTAAACACTTTGGCTACGAAATCTTCTTTGAAAGACCTAATAGTCTTATTCGTTTTAAACGTGACGAGAAGATGGTTGATGTTTGGTATAGCACTATGTCTGTCGGCGTGTATGAAAACAAAACTCAGAAATTCTACAAAAATGTCTCTCTTGAAGACCTGGCAGAGTACTTCTAGTTATCCCCACCCACCCTTGCACTCTTACTTGCTATGGATTATAATATAGGTACTGGTTCGCCAGTATTAAAGTTAAAAATTATGAACTACCCAAACGGTGCCGGACTAATGGATTACGAAGACGTAGACCCAGACTTCGTGTACCAGCAAAAAAAGAAGCAACTCTTTATCAAGCGTTTCACTAACTACAAAAAGAATGCGATCTCACCTACACCCTAACGCACTGTGGTGTGTAGCTGTTGTTATTGCAATCATTGTGCTACTAACAACCTAACTAACATGCCCAACTACACCTCACGAAAGATAGAAGAGTTTAGAAAGAAGTTTACATCAGTAAGAGGAAACCAAGCAGACCAACTACAAAGACAGTTAAATGTCAGTGAAGGCTTTGGCTACACAGAAACCGACGAAGAGTTTTTAGCACGTTTCAAACGAGACTTAGACAAGTTTAACGAAAGCTACACATACGGCGCAGACTTTGCAGGGGAAGACACCGTCGATTCTACGCTGTACGCATGGGAAGCCGCCAACCAAGTAAAATCCTGGAAGCGTGGTCCAATAAGTGAAACAGTCAACCTCACCTACATCTTCCTAGCCTTCATCATAGGATTCTCACTGTGTGCGGTGGTGATGACACCGATACTAATTAACTTAATTTAAAACAAACAAAATGAAAACAACAACAAGAAACATAAACAGGTTTGATGAGTGGACAAATAGTTGGTTCACTGACCCAGTGACAGAGTATGTAATGGTTAATAATATCTACCAGTGGATTGCAGACAGATTACCAAAAAAGCTAGTCTACTTCTGCTATATTCGTTTTATGGCTTATGTAACTACACATGGTGAAGGTGAGAGAATGACACCTGATGAAATAGAGTTTAGTAAAGCAGTAGAAATAGTAGAAATATGGGAGAGTCATAATTACTAACCTTCTCTCAATAAACAAATTATGAAAGAAAAAATACTGTACATGACTAAAGATGAGTATTTAGAAGAATTTAATAATTACAAATATAATTTCTATATACCCGAAGACCGTATCAGAAGTTATATGGAAGCCGCTCGTTTCTGTAAAATAGTAATCAGATAGTTATGACACAAAAAGCACTAAGTAGGATTGTAACTTTTGAAATATGGAAAGAACTTAATAAAAACTTCAACGTATCGAGACACTGGGAACTGTTTTGTGAGGACAACCCACGTTTAGTAGCTGATAAAAAGTTACAATTGGTTTATTACTAACAAAGGAGAATAACTAACTATATGGAACTACCAAAGAAACTAGAAGCACCAGAATACTGTACGTGGAGTAAAGAATCACCAGAAGCTAAAATCAACGAGCTAATCGACTACCTAGAGTCACAGAAGGAGGGGGAAGATGACTGTTTATGCCATTTAGGAGAACCACCAAAGAAGGGATGTATAAACTACAAGGAAGAACCAAAGTGCTCCTGTGCAATAGACAATGTAGGAGGTAACTGTAAGTGGTGTCGGGAAGAACCAAAGGAGTGTAAACACGGCAAAGCGTACATCTGTGCAGAATGTAACGACAAGTTTAGTCCAGTAAAGGAAGAACCAAAGCAGATAGATGTTGAAGAGGTCGCAAGAGAGATTTTAGAACTTGGGTCAAACTGGGAGCCTGGAAACGCATTCGAAACAGAAAGGAAGTTACAAGGATTTATCAAAACTTTTAAGCAAGCACTACAACAACATGAAAACAATTAAACGAGTCCTTACGTATCTACTAAACAAAACGGGTAGCTTCATCATCCTAGACTTAAGCGAATCTGTAAAAGCAGTAACCGAAAGTAACCACACCCACTACTCAATGAACCTTTCCTTTTGGGCACATAAAAAGACGCTTGATGAAATGTTTATAAACGGAGAACCAGCATCTATCGAGCACTTTGCGTGGTGGTCGAGACACTTACAAGCAGAAGAGGTAAAAGCACTACAACAATAGC